CTCTGATGAGCAGCATGAACGGTCTGATGTCGTCTCTACTCAAGGGTGGTAAGGGTCCCCTGATCTGAAAGTTGCCACCACCAGCCGACAGACAACGGGAAAGGACAAGTCGCCTCGCGACTTGGACTCCAGCCCCGTTGGAGTAAAAAATCTCCACGTAAACTAGAAGATGACGATTGACATGCGTGAACTCATTGCAAAAGATCAAATGCTCAATTTTTGGCCGACGTCTCGTCAGACGGCCGAGGAGCGAGTACTTGCAACGACTCGTTTCATTGTGTACGCCGTCGTGCTCACCTACCTGATTCGCCGTGATGCTCGCATCGTTGCTCTCGGTGCCCTCGTCATTGCCGCTCTTTATGTACTGTACGGTATGAACATGATTCCAGATGGTAATCGTACAGTGTCGACGGGTCCAAAGGTGATGAGCGGTCTGCGCATGCCGACGCGCGATAATCCAATGGCCAACTACCTTCTTGGCGATGACCCAAGCTACGCGCAGCAGGCTCCATGGTACCCGTCGATGAAGGAGGAGGTTCAGAACGAGTGGAAATCGATCCACCCGTTCGAGCGTAAACGCGACGCAGAGCGCAACTTCTACACGACGGCCGCGACAACATGGCCAAACGACCAGGCGGCTTTCACCAACGCCGCGTTCGGAAAACCGTTCGCCCCTATGTGCCGTGATGACCCATCTGCGTGCAACCCCGACGGTCCATATGCCCGTGGACCAGAGCGTGTACAGATTCGTGGTGGTAACGGGCGATAGACTTGTGTTGTTTAAATCTGGAGTATAAATAATGGACTATAAGTTGAAAATCAAAGTCAACTCGGCCGATGTCTACGAATATCAGCATTTAATTCAATGGTCCGATGTCAATTCGTATTATCACACACAGAATGGCTATTTAAGCGCTAACATGTTAGTCATCCCATTCTGTCTGGATACTGCATCGGTTCAGCCGACAGGAACCCTTAATTTTTCACGACTGGATAAGTTTGAGATTGTTACACCACCAAGTGTCCCTTTGACAACGATGCTGTCTGGACAATATATTTATGGTGTCGGGTACAACATCATAGATATCCACAACGGTTCTGCATCGTTGATGTACTATTAAATTCTACACAAATAACAGAATGGCCCAAATTCAGCTTCTTGCACGTGGGATACAGGACGCTTGGCTTTCTGGTGATCCCCAGGTTTCTTTTTATAGATCAAACATGAAACGACACACACCGTTCGGATTGGCAATCGAGCAATTTACAGTGCCTGTAGACGGAAAGATTGTCATTAACACAAAAAGCGATCTGTTGGGTTATACCTACCTCATGGCATACGACAAAACGACTGGAGCGCTTGTCCCAAACCCAGTATGGATGAACATCATCTCATCAGTCGAGCTCGTCATAGGGAATCAAACAATTGCTATACATGATCTGACATATATCAACACGATCCAGAAGGTCTTAGAGTCTGATACATATTCGAAACGTTCGCAAACTCCCGCATTCCAGCCGCTCGGGTTCTTTTTTGACCGCCAAGCCTTGCCGCTCGTAGCTCTCAAATACGCTGAAGTCAAGATTAATATCACATGGAACTCGACGATTGCGGCGACTCAATACATTTACAAGTGTTGGTCGCATTGTATCCGCCTCGGCGAAGACGAGCGTCGTTTCTTTGCGACTCAGCGTCACCAGATACTCATTCCACAAATTCAACGCGTACCGATTTCACGCGAACCATTTTTTAGCGGACCTTTAAAGTATATCGCAGCTCCGTGTGTCAATTATACCGCGGTGTATAGTTCGTGGGCTACAAAATTTACAGACACGGTTGTAGCACCACAGGGCCATGCTGTGTATGGCGGAGATTCGTATTTTTCAATGACATATACCGTCGGACCTTTGGAATTGTACAATTCAGACGGATCCATTTTTCCAACAAGCCTTGCGTCTATAGGTACGTCAGATTCAGCTGTCACGCGAATTGATGCCGGTGGGAATATCCTTTGGTGTGCATCCATGGGGGCGCCCGGGAAAACAGTCAACATTACTGATATAAAGGCAGATGCATCCGGAATATATATAGTAGGCTTTTTTGCAGGCACTGTTACATTCAACAACTCGAATGGTAATCCAGGCGCGACACTCACGGAGATTGTAACCAATGCTAACCGTGATGCTTTTCTCGTAAAGTATAATCTGGACGGAAACGTTATTTTGTGTACAAAATGGGGAATTGCGTCCCCTAATACGAATCTAATCACAGTATGGACTGTTCAAATTGATTCAACCGATGTGTATGTTGCAGGAAGAACAGGTGGTGGTGTTATCGAATTCTACAATTCGGACGGATCACTAGCTTCTACTACACCTTCGACTGGTTCATATGTCGCAAAATATACCAAGAGCGGAGTTCTCATATGGCGTTCGATTCAACAATATGGGGCCAATGTAAGTGAAACTTATGCTTTGGCGTTCGATGCGACGAACGTATATATAAGTGGGGGTGTTATAAACACAACAACCACCTATTATAATTCGAATGATACGATCGGTGGGACGATCGTGACGACCGGGACGCGAAACTCGATTATAGGGGCTTATAATCTGATGACCGGGATGTTTGTGTGGCGCGCCCGTATTGCATCCCCTTCCACAGGAGGCTTGGAAGGCTTTATTCGTAGCGCAGCTGCTGATTCATCAGGTGTTTACTTTGTAGGATCTGGTATTGGTACGATATATTTGTACGATTTGAATAATGTACAAACAAGTATAAGCGTTACAGATACAACGACGTACGGACTGATTGCGTGTTATGGTTCGAATGGAATTCCAAAATGGGCTGCCAAAATAGAAAATGCTGACCGAATCAATTCAGTCACATTATATAACGGAACGATCTATGTCAATGGCAATTTCTCCTCAACTTCTCCAGTCACATTCTACAATGCGGACGGAACTCAATACCCGTATAGGCTCACGCGCAAGGGAACAACACGTGACGTATATACAGCAGCGTATACGACATCTGGAGTTGTTCAATGGATCGTCCAGGGGGCAAGTACAGTTTCTTCGAACATGACTCGTTTCGGTGTTGATGAAAATGGTGTGTATTTCCCAGGAAATTTTATCGGAACAAACATGAGGCTGTATAATCAGACCGGAAATACAATCCTAAACCCTTTGTCTCTAACGGGTACACAGTCTGGATTCTTGTACAAGTTTAATCCGTGGTAAATCAAGAGGTGTATAAAACTTGACCCATTCCGTCACTGATGCGCAGTATGTTGTAATTCACAGCGTATATGTATGGGTTGGTCGTTGCCAGTGGGTCACTCGAACTCGTGATCGTCTGTAGTGTTATGGTTGGTGGAGTCACAAGACGATATGTGTCTACGCGCGAAAAGTTGAGAGTACCAGTCGGCTGTAGTTTCGCGGTGTCGAGACAGAATGGAATGACTGCCACGTTTGCAGTAAATGTCGTCGGAACATATCCGTACGGTGTATGATAGTACTGCGTCGCATCCACCCACTGAGATATGGGACGGAACTCACCTATGTCAACACCATTCACCTGAGTTTTCAGTTGTAGAGTAAGAGCGTTTGTAGGACTCGAAGAATATACAGTTGCGTAATTGTTTGATTGGAATGCCAGGTATTTCACTGGATGCGTGAATGTGAGTTCCATGACGGATTTGCTCTGTACGCTCTGACGTTGCACCTGAGTAATCAAAATGTCGTGCTGGGGTTTTGTAGCAAAGTACTCTCTTTCAGCCTGGTCCAGATAGATAAAGTTGGACCATACGATGTACTGAAGTTCAGAATACGTGGTTGTGCCGCTGTTTGGAATAAGATTTACACCGCATGTCCTACCCAGGTTGGACGACCATGTGATTCGAAATTCAATGTCGTGGTACTGAAGCGATACTATCGGTAAAGCAGATTGCCAGTCTTTGCAAAAGAAAAATTTAAATGGATAAAATGAGTTTGCGTTGAACCCAGGCTGGACACCGGACTGCCTTGATAAAAGACGTTGGTTCATGTTCATGGCACCAGTGACTGGTTCGATGCGAGTTGAAAAAAACGAATCATGTGTATCGACAACCTGTCCGCCGATGAGCAGCTCAACCTTGTCAATGACATTGGAACTCCAGTCTATGTTTGGCACCAGGGCACCGCTTGGGTCCGTGGCTGTCATGTACGTGTAAGACAGCAGGTCCCCTTTTTTTTCAATCCGAATTGTCGACATTCCACCAGGAGCTGGGTTTCCCTGAATCAACTGTCGCTCAACTGAGTTTGAAAAGTGTGTATATCTCTTGTATCCTGATCGAAAAAATGAAACTTCTGGTTTACCAGTAAGCCATATATCCTGCTCACCGGTCGCGACGAGCTGTAAGAGTCCACCGCTCATTAAGATACATTTGAAAAAAATATCACATACAATTAATATGCCGAGCAGCGTGCTTCAGCCCGGACTCCTCATGGTTGAGGAAGGAATGTACTTTGGTCCCAAAAACACAAACTACGAGGTTATGGTGATGACGGATGACGCTCTGCGGTCCCAGATGACGAGCCGTAACAACAAGTACTACGCCGACAAGCCCTATGACTTCCCAGAACTGTACATTGACAAGCCAGTAAACAAGTTCATGACATGGGACCCGACGAGCACGTACGCAATGTACCAGTCGGCTTCCTATGCGAAGCGCTACCCTACAGACAAGTAGACGTCTTGTGGATAAAAAATAGCAACTAACTAATAGATGGACCCCTTCAGTCTTGCCGCCGTTGTCGGTCTGGTTTTTGCCGGAAAGAAACTCAGCGACGTCAAGGAGGAGCAGGCTGTAATGCCTTCGATGCCAGACCAGGTTTCAAAGTTTGACCTTATTCAGTACAAGTTTGCTCAGCAGGACCCACCCCTTGATCCGCTGAATCTCGAACCAAACACGGGCCGTGGGTTTTCAGGAGGGTTCCGTCTTCCGCCAAAGGAGATTGCACCGAGCTTCGCGGACGTTACACCAAATGGATCTCGTTTCCCATTCGGTCAGCCCGTGTATCAGACAGATGGAAGTCGTGAGCCCGTCACGAACAAAATGAATAATGTAACACCTGCAGATAAGAAGTACGTCGGACGCGGTCTCGGTCTGTCACCGGACACACCAGCATCCGGTGGTTTCCAGCAGTTTTTCCGCATTCTGCCCAACAACATGAACGAGGAGCGTCTGACGACTCTTTCGGGTACATGGGGCGGTCCAGCCAACCCCGTCATCAAGAATGGTGGGACGACGCTTGGTGCCATTTCACACCCGGCCAAGTTGTCCAAGACGACTGCGAACTATCAGCCTATGCAGACGCGCGGTCAGGGTCAGGGTGGTGCCATCACGGCACCAGAAGGTCGCCCGGATTTCCAAAAGACGCGTCGGACGACGAATCGTCAAGAGACGGGGCTTCGCAAGGATGGTCTCGAAATGGGTGCAGGACAGTACATGGTGTACGAAGCGTACGGTTCCGCATACGATGACCCGATACGCTGGTCGAAGAATCGTATCAACCCCGATCGTCCAGGCAACGGTCAGCGCATGAACGTACGCGCCGACCCTGTGGGTGCCGTGGGTGCCAACACAAACACGCGTCTCGAGGCGGGTGCGCTCCC